CGTCGCACTGACGTTCTTATCCCGAAGGAGTGGTTTGTTGCGTTTAACACGTTCCTCTGCAGTTTAATGCCTGCACCTAATGCTGTTATGCAATGTATACAGTCAATTGCAACAGCTATTAATGGCATTTCTGTTCTGGGTATCAAAGCGATTCCAAAGTCCACAGCCGTTGGTTGGCCATGGAATAAGATCTGGAAGGTTTCGAAGAAGGGTCAGACCATGCATTATAATGGTGATGGCACATATACAGCTAAGGAATATTTGGTTCAGGTTGTTATGGAGCAGCTTGATGCACTCCGTACTGAACCGAGTAAATACATCAATGTCAATACGCTCAATATTAAAATGGATGAGTTGTTGCAAATTATTGGTGAACTGCTAGATGGTTCCCCTGAACCAAAGGATGCTCGTATTCTTTGCGCTGAGTCTCTTGTTAATTACATTATTGGTCGTATTCTCTTGTTACACATTTCCGATGCGATTCGGCGCCTTCCTTTTGTGGCCATTATGTTGGACTCAGGTGGTCCTGCATTTGATCGCTTTTTCCGCACTTTTAGTGCTCGTGTTTCCCGTATTCTTATGGGGGACATGAAATTCTATGATACTACATGTGCGAGTGGGTTCTGGATGGATGGTTTTTATGCTTTGTCAAAGGAGTACACTTCTATTCACTATCCGGATCGACTGGATGAGTGGGACTCTTACGCAAAGTCCTATTTGATGTGCATGGGATCGAGTCATGCTATCTATGGGAATGCACTTTATTACCTCCAAGGTATTCTCATTACCGGTCATTGTATGACCGTTGAATGGAATTGTTATCGAACCATTTTCATGATCTTTGCCTCCTATTGTTATGGACCATCTGATATACCCCGTGGTCCTCGTGAGTTCAATGATGATTTGAGTGTTATTGTGTTGGGTGATGATTTTGTTGTTGGATTGCGTGAGGGATCGGTGAGACTGACCATGCATCAACTCCAGAAGTTTTTCCTGGATGTTTTTGATGTGATCTTGACTGATCCGTTTAAGAAATCTGAGTTTCCGGATGATTATCCGATTGAAGATTTCAATTTCATGTGTCGTAATGTGCGTTTCGACCATGGGAAATATGTGGGAATTTTAGAGCGTGAGTCCTTGTATGGCCGTATTTTCTGGTTGTCACACAAGGCTGGCCCGTTTGAGGCTGCTCTTATTGCCAATTGTGAGTCTGTTCAGCGTGATGTTATGCTTCAGGGAAAAGACTTCTTTGATGCGGTTGGCAGACGACTCTCAGCTGCCGCGTCGCGCTTGAATGTGCGTTTTATCCCCTTGACTTTCGAGGTGGAAGTTCGCGCTTGGAGCAAGCGCATGTAGGCACCCCGCCGACCTGAGCATGTCGTAAACTGCTCGCATGACCTGAGTATGTCTTAAACTGCTCGAAAACCTGGACATGTTTAACTGTCCCGATGGTGGAGTTGGAATCCCGCCGTTGTATAAAGCGTTTCACGCTCCACAGGGTGTTGCTGCCTAGAAAGTGCAACGCCGACAATCATTCTAGCAAATCTAATGTTGTCGAAAACTCTCAAGTCGATGAATCCTCGACTCAATATATGGATTCAGAAGCTCTCCCCACCACTGAGCAAAACCTTACTGTGTATAAGGATCAACCTGCACATGTAGAAGCTCTCCA